CTCGGTAAATATGCATACACACCTTTTTTAGCTAGTATACCGTCTCCAGGAATATATATTTCATCTGTTCCCTGAGTTGTCTCATCTACTTCTAGCAATACCTTACCTGATGCCGCCGAGGCATTGTCATATAACACAATGTCCCCTGACGCGCCGCTTTCATACGTGACAACAACAGCTTGTAATCGGCAACGTCGGGTTACTAACGCCGCCGAGGTATGTGAGTGAAAAGCCGTTACTTCACTGCCGACCATATTCTTCTCCTAAGACAAGAAAATTGTTAGTTGGTTAGTTGAACCGGTGAATGCCGCTACAAAAACACCATCTTTAAATATAATCCCATTATCAGGTATATTCATTACATGATGCCCCGTAGGGAACTTCTGTGTCAACAAAACATCTCCGCTTGCACTTCCGTCCTTGAGAGTAAACTCCCCAGCGGCAGCGGCAAAAATAACTATTTGACGCAAACGAGCGCGGCTCGGACCGACAATTGCGGCGGTTGTGCCTTGAACCCAATTATATGCGGTTACTGGACCTGACATATGTTAATCCTTTTTTTTCGGAGGACGTCCACGTTTTTTTGCAGGCTTTTCTTCCCACGCCTCATTCACATTAGGCGTAGAAGGATCATCCGCTTTAAGCGTACCGTTCTCATTTCGTGCGCGAACTTTAGCGGTTCCGATTCCTCTAGCCGCTAGTTCTTCTTCGGATGCAGGTTTGAATCTACTCATAACCTACCCCTTATGCTGCTGCTATTGTGCCGCCTGTGTCAGAACGCTTCCAGTTTGTTCCGTCAGAGAAAGCCAATATTGCTGCGCCTGCTGCGCCGTTTGAAACAAATACAACAGTGCCCGCGCCTGCGTCAGCGGCGGAAGGTGCGTTTGCTACGGTGTAAGTTGGGACGACGATGTCGCCAATAAAGCCAGCAGTTGAAGTCACTGGACCTGAAAATGTAGTCGATGCCATTTTAGTACCCTTTGCATAAGGATTTGCCTTGTAGTCTATGCAACGTCAGGAGGGCGGATACCTGTCTACAAAGCTAATATGATGCCCATTACAAAAACAATACAACACATTAAAACAAAAAGAAAGGGGCTACCGAAGCAGCCCCTCCCAAAAAAACAATACTTTATAGCTTATGCGCCTGGTGAACCAAACACACAACGTGGATCAGAGAATCCAAAGCTATAACGCTCACGAGCCTTAAAGCGCATGTTACCTGTGTCGAAGTCTGCTTCCATGTTAGTGGATAGCGGAGTTCTTTCAAAGTGAACAAAGCCGCGAGGCGCGTCTGTTTTGATGAAGAATGCATCAGGGTCAGTTAGGAAGTCGTTGACTGCATAACCTTCTGGTAACATTCCCATTGAACGCATTGCGTTTGTGTCATTGTCCGCAGTACCTACACGTAGGTTAGATACCATCAAACGTTCTGCAACGAATTGCAATTGACGTGGGATCATTAACTTTGTTCCACGTAAAGCAACCTTTAGACCACGTTCGTCAACAAAACCTGCGATGTTGATTAGAGCGTCTTCTAAAGAAGTTTCGTTCAAATCAGCAGCTACAGCAGGAGTGTTAGCTAGTGTTCCACCGTTTGTTAACGGATGGTTAGTTGCACAAAGAGCAACACCGTCACCGCCAGCAGAAGCACCACCTGTGAACGCATTGTTCAATACAGCGGCAGCTTTAACCTGCTTAGAGTGAGCCATTGATCTTGCGAGGGCGCGTGTGTAACGACTGCCTAAACGGTCGTACAAGTTGTCCTCAATTGCTTCCTCAGTGATTGAGAATGCAAGTGCAACAGTTTCGTGGTTGTAACGAGCAGTGAATGCTTCGTTAGCGTCGTCAAAGTTAATTGCAGAACCTTCTGACTTAGTAGGTGCCGCACCAAATCCAGCCAACATTACTTCTTCTTCAAACGCACGGTCTGAAGATTCAGTAGTGAAGATCTCTGAATGTTGGTTTTCGTACCGATTGTACTCCATGCCAAATAAGGCGTTGAGACCGGGTTCTAGCTCTTTCGCTAGTTGTGCGCGTGATATAGCCATCTGTTAGCCCCCTTATACGCCAGTCACAGAAACAGTACCTTGTGCAATACTTCCGTTTGGAGCATTGAAATGGTTGTTTAAGCGAACAATTAATGGAATACCAGCTACTGTGAAATCTGAGTTATCAGGGTCGTCTTGAACACCCATAATACGCATAGATAACGACGCAGTGGCAGCGATTGTGTTTAGATCAGCAGTTGCTGAAGAGATACCAGTAGTATCACTACCACTATTACCACCTGCAAACGCGATGTTAGCAAATACTGCTGCGCGAATTTCCGCTTCAGTGTTTGCCGCAGCCACTACATTAGATGTAGCGATTGTAAACGTCTGCATAGGATCGTCATAGACGAAAGCCTTAACAGGGTAGTTGGTATCAGCGCCCGCACCTGGCCATGTATTAGACCAAATAGTTGCACCAGTTGTAGAAGAAACGTATTCACATCCCCAGAACACACCTACAATAGAGACAGTACCACCAGCCGCAGCTTGTAGATCGTCAATTACACCAGCCGCAGTCGGTATTACCGGCTGACCTTGGTATAGTTTGTTTGTGTTACCTGGAGCTATGCGATATTCCGTTGCCCCGGTAGAATTGGCTTGTTGGCCAATTTTCCCAATGGGTCGTAGCCCAAAGGATCCGTTAGAATTTGCCATAATAGCACCTCAATAAAAGTTACTCGGAGTCTCTTCGTGAGCCTCCGAAGGATACACGACTCTGCCGATTATTAGTTATCGGCATCGAAGGATGTTGGTCCTTCATTAAATCCTGATCAACTGCTACCATTTGTTCGCGGGTCCGGTTCCCGTAATACTCGGATCGTTCTTGGGCGGTTTCTACAGGTATTCGGCACAGCATCAATCCACCTTGTCCGATGATGCCCTCAAATCGACCTTCGTCAATAGTGGGAGCTTCATAGTCTGGATACTCGTCCTTACGAACAGGTTCCCATCCTTCGCGTAGTTTGGTGTTGACGTTCATCTTATCGTCTTCACCGCGCATTGCGGTTCGAATCCAACGATGCACAAAACCCGCAGGGGCTTCTGGTGCAGCAAGGCGACTGGGCGGTGCCCATGGTTTACGGCGCGTTTCTTTTTCGCGTGTTACGCTTTCGCGTGATTTTCTGTCAGTCATTTGTCTTACTCCTTCACAAACTTTGCATATTCTTCAAGCGGAACGTTTAGTCGCTTCGCCATCGCAATTTGGGAGGGTGAGAGTTTCACCGACCTACGCCCCTGTTTTGTTGTACTGCGGGTAGCTGAAGCGCCAGCAGGTGCGACCTGTGCTCCGCCCGATTTCTTCGCCTTCGGAAACTTCTGTGGAAATTCTACCCGAATACGCTTGTCTACTTCATTGTAGTACTCTTCGGTCGCCGGGTCAAACCCTTCTTCCTCTACAAGTCGTTTATGTAAACCAAACGCGGCATAAGTCATAACCTCATCTGAACCAAACCATTCATTTTTACTCGCCCAATCTTCGGCTCGAGCATCTGGTTTAGCCGCAGGTGGGGCTGTTGGTGTAACAGGAGCAGTTGTCTGTTCTGGTTCTTCAACCTCTCGCTCCAGTCGTTGTTTAGCTACGCGGACACGATCCTGTTGAACAGCCACTTTGGACAATTGTTCTTGCGCGGCAAACATAGCATCCGAGTCTCCTGACTCATATGCTTCTCTGTATTGACGCTTAACAGATTCAGTGTGCGCTTCTAAGCGTGACTCTTCTGAGCTAACATAGCCTTTGTCTAAGTTCTTAACTTGAGACTTTAACTTATTGTTTTCACTCAATAATTGTTGAGCCATGCGAACCGCTTCTTCACGATCTCTTTCTTCTTTCCGATACTTCTCGGTAAGTTTCTTGATCCGTTTCTGAACGTTGTTGCTATAGCTTTCAAGTTCATCAGCGGGTTCCTCCGCAGGTTCTTCTTTCGAAGTTTCGACTTTCGCCTCTACTTCGGGTTCCTCAGAAGATTCAGTATCAAGTTCAATCTCGACACCTTCCTCTTCTTCAATAATTTCTTGTGCTTCTTCGTTCATGGTGCTCCCCTAAACTTGTTTAATATCATCAGGTTCAAGAATTGTAGCGATCACTTCGTCATCATTAATGATGCGAACTTCTCCACCGTCAATCTTAAATCGTGATCCAGAGTATCGTCCGATACATACCCATTGACCTTCTTTGCACCAGGCATCTGAGCCTTTGCCAAATTTATTTGGGTCTTTGTATGCTAACGGACCGATCTTTAGAACATACGCAACAACCGTTGCTACGGCCTCACGAGCTCTAATTTCGTCCGGAATATGCAGACCACCTTGTGTTTTAACGGCACCTTGATAAGGCATCACTAATACACGCCATCCCGTAGGCTGCGGTAATCTTTCCAAAAGGGGTTTATCTAATAGAGAAGGGTCTAATACCTTCTCGGTTGCGTCAACGTATGCGCTATTCACAGCGGATGAGTCGGCTTTAGCCTCCTCCCGTTCCTTGTTCATTTTCTGCGCGACGTGGTCAGGTACTAATAAAGTCTTCGTCATCGTCTACGGTTCTTTCCAGCAGGGATTTAAATTCCTCACGAGCGTAGGTCAGGCCCCGTACCTCTCCTACCATGAGTTTGTAATGCTCCCAGTCTTTGCAAGCATCACCAGCAAGAGCACTTGCAATATCTTGTTCGCGCTCTTGTAGTACCTTATACATATGTTTTGCAAAATCAACAACATCCATTAAAGAATATCTCTTTCTGAGCTCTGTGCAACCGATTTTATCGGTCCGCCCTTTACCCAATCGTCACAGGTGCTGCTTGTTTGACACATAAACTTATATATTTGACAGTATCCTAGATCACCAGAGTCGTCTCCAATGCAATCTAGCATGTCTTCTGTCTGATTGTATGCGCCACAATTGCCGCAAACTTCTGTTAATTTAAAGCCACCATCGGAAGATGGGTCACGATAAGACGCTTGTTCCTCTGCGGACATACGGTTCTCATCATTAATTTCCTCATCCTGAGTAGCTGATGGACAGCTAGGACCATCGTTGTCCCCGTCCATCTTATCTACCGGAATACCATCCGGCATGATGCTGATCATGATTGTAGGCATTAGTATGTTTTCCCACGGTTAGCATTGAAACGAACATCGCCACCATGACCAAACGTTTGCGTCTCACCCGTATCATCGTCGGTGATAATCATTTTATCTTCAGCGTCCATGTTTTCAATTTCATCAATAGACTCTTGATCTAACCCTAAGTACTTAGGGCGTAACTTAGGCTTTGGTGATTTCTTTGGTACGGGCATTTTACTCTCCTATATCATTTCTAAGGCTTGGTGTAACGTTTCTTTGTTACGTCTTGTCCATCCACGCCCAAACGTTTCAAACGTCTTTAAGCTCTTATAGAAGTCCTGACGAACGTCGTAAACATAATTTATTATCTCAGCGGGATCTTTTTCCATAATAAGACCTATTGTCTGCGATCCTATGGCTCCGTCTTGAGTAGCACCAACTGCACGCTGAATAGCCTTAGATGGCCTACTTTTTCCGGAATTCACGGCCCAATCAAACGCGCACCAGTCTAAGCCCGATGGAAGCAAATCGCCTTTAACTCGATCCCAGTAGTTCTTCTTGTATATCGGAGCTACATCTTCTGGCGTTAAGTCGCGCATTTCCTGTTCAGTGGACTCTCGTCCAATCCATTCATCGTACACACGTTTGGTAACACCGAGATTAGTCATACCTCCAGGGTCGCTAGGATGGTTTACATAACCTCCTTCGTGAGCAAGAAGCATGCCTAAACATTTATCAAAGTTCTCTTTCATTTCTTACCCCCAAAGTATTTGCTTACGCCACGCATACCTATAGATGCACTCACTATACCCCCAAGGCTGTATTGATACCACCCTGGCATATCCGATAATGCGGCAAAGCCTGCTTGTACTATTTGATTACCCCAATCCCCACAGAACGCCAAAATAAGGGGAATACTGAACAAAAGTGTAATCCACTCATCTTTCCAGCTATTCTCTGTGGCCTTCATTGCGGCCAGGTCCCAATCAAGTTCTCCTGTTGCAATCTTCATTTTTGTCTGGGCTTCAGCCTGTTTAACAGCAGTCTTGCCCTCAATCATGGTTCCGGCTAAGTCAGCGACCTTACCTAATAATCCTAATCCCATCATTCGTTATTCGCCTTTCCTTTTGTGTAGGCTTCCTTGCCGTAGAAGGCAGCAACGATAGCCGCAACAGAAACAAAATACACACCAGCAATAGAAGCTAGCGACTTCATGGCTTCATCAAGATCAGCCACGTTACACAGAATTATTGCGAAAGGGTACAGCAACATGCCAAACAATGCAAACCATGCCATCTTACGCTGCGCATCTCTTTGAGCATCGTCATCTAACATTTTTAAGCGTTTATCCTCAAACGCCATGCGATCCCATTCGGCTTGATCTATTGATCCGTTGCCGTCTACATCTGCTTTTTCAAACTCTGTCATGTGCTTCTCCTAGTCTGCAAGAGGGTTGTCTAAAGCCCTTTGCATCTTATCCATTAGTTTTTCTTCAAGCTCTTTCATAGCTCCACTTTGTGAAACCC